CTTCAGACGCATTGGAAGAGTGGACAGAATTCTGTGACTTGCTATGAGCCATTCTTTGGCCTCTTTTGGTTGCGCAAGCGATTCGCGACGAAAATCCGAGAGCTGCTTCGAATAATTATCGTCCTCAGCCTGACTACCAGGCGCTAAGTGACGCACTTCATTTACGGACAAAGTTTGGTGGTTTCCCCACTCAAGCTTATGTCCCCCTTCAACTTCAACCTTCATTGGTACGAGTTTTTCAACTCGAAAGTCGCTAATGGAAGCTCTAGGACGCACATTTTCTAGCTTCTCCTTCACTTTTTCCATATCGACTGGGGCACTTAAACGCGCTCGTTTTCTTGGTGTACCCCCAATTACTTTTGGGCCAAGCAAAGCATTCTCTACTTTGCTCTTCGCCCTCTTGCCAACATTTTCAACCACCTTCTTAACTTTGTTGGCAATTGGTTGCTTGGGTTGCAAGTCATCGACTACCGTTTTGGTGATGCCGACAATTCTGGCTTGCTTATCAATTTTGGCAGTGAATTGTTTTTCAACATCTGGTATATCATTCGGGCTAGCGTTAGCTAAAGCCCGGCCATATAAACCAGCAATTTCATGAAGCTTAACTTCCTCTCTTCTAAACCTCCTCAAAGCTTCTGCATATGTGGGCTTAGGTAACTCTGGACGTTTTAGAGCCTCTGGAGCTATTTGTTTTGTCGCTGGTTTGGAGTTGGCTGTTGGCTGCTTTCTTGGAGTTGGAACTTTGACCTGGAAATCAGCCATACACGGGAAGCATTCAGCATCCTGCCACACGTAATTGGGATCCTCAGAAGGATGGGTCCCATATAGCCTATAGGCTCTTCCATAACAGTTAGGGCAGCGGATACCCTCACGTTTGGGTTTCGTGGTCTTCATAACTGCACCTTCATTAGGCTTAATTAATGACCCGATTGACGACAATGACGTCTCACTCTGTCTAGCTTTTCGATACAGAGCGTCTATTTGCTTGCGTAGCCAAGGAAACATCTTGGCAACGTCTTGAAGGTTTCGTGGCTCATTGCCACGTGGTTTACGAGCAGTTGCTCTAGCAGACATTTATTCTGCAATTCGTGTGTACTTTTTCATGGCAGGGGATTGAGATTTAACGTGCTGACT